TCAAATCACTACTCCGGTTCTAGCCATCATATCAACCATAATGTTTTTCTCATCAGTTGAATGCGCCTTAACCTTAACAAAATTAATATCTAGTTTTCCTCTGGCATTCTCAATATACTGTGCGTAACTTGAGAATACTGAACAATGTTTATGCCTGCATTTAATGTTGTCCTTATGTGAGAAATGCTCAACACCATTCCAGTCATGATGGATGTCGACTTGTTTCAATCCTAGAGAACATGCGATCTTTACTGCGGTTTTAGCAGCTGTCATTTCTGCAATGTTTGATCCATATTTTACTTGTGACTTCAGTTGTTTTCTATATACAATGCGTTGTGGTTTCTTATCTGTATTTTCAGATAGAAGAATTGCACAACCTATGCTATTCGTAACATGATCGAAACTACCATCGATATAAATTACTGCTGCCTGTCTTCCCATGTGGAAGCCTCCTTACAAAAAAACCATCAGTCACAAATGATTGGATCAATCACCTGAAGACTAATGGTTGCATAAATTTGCCAAGGTCAGACTGAGAAACTCTAGCCCTTAAGACCCTGTGGAATAGGGACGATGTCTTGTCTATTCCGCACCGGACGAACATTAAAGTTCGTCATGATTTATTTTTTAAATAATATCATTAAATCGTAAAGATGAAAACATAAAACTTAAATAATTCGAATTATTTAAAAGAGCAGAGTTCATTCGTAGATTTATTTGATTAGAATGTCTTGAGAATCGACATCAAGTTCTCTTCTGATTCCTTCATCAGATGGGTGTAGATCTTCAAAGTCATATTGACATCAGAGTGACCTAAGCGTTTTGAGACTGCGACAATGTTGGCCCCTTTACTGATTAAGTTGGACGCATGACTATGACGTAAATCATGGACTCGGATTACCGGGAGTAAGGGAAGATCCTTTTTGGCAAGAGCTGCATTGCATTTGGTTATCCCATCAACAAACTGTCTTTGGATCGATGAAATGCCTACCGGCTCATCGTTTCCGAATAGGAAGCGACCAGGCAGCTTTAGAAGGGGATTGAGCATCTCGACCATCTGCTCATCGAGTTGAATCTTTCGACGGCTAGCGACGTTTTTTAGAGGCCTAAAGCCAACTAAGTTTGAACGGATACTTTTGTCGATGGTGAGGATCCCGTTCTTGAGATCAGTCTTAAGGAGCGCTTTACCTTCACTTCGTCTTAAGCCGGTTCTAAACAACAGAGTGAAGTAGGCTTTGAAGGTGTAGGAATCAACATGGACTATGAACTGATCAAACTGCTCAGGGGTCCAGACCTGCATGTCTTTCTTGTCGTCACTATTACCAGAAAGCTTGGAAAGCATCTTGGTTTGATCTTTGAAGTCATAGAAGTTGTAGGCGAAACGAGAGATCGACTTCAGCAGGGTGATCGCCTTGTTTTTATAACTCTTGGAATAATCGGAATCCAGGATACTCGAGCGGATCGTGATGTAATCCTTGGATTTGATAGCTGAGAACTTTCTGGAATACAAGGGAGACAGAAACAGATCTGCAACATGACGATACTCATGAATAGAATCTGCATTGGCAGTCCCTTTCTTGTTCTCTAGAAACTTCTCCAGGATCTCTCCATAAGTAATTGATTGACTGGCCGAAGGATTTAAACTCTTCCTGAAGTCGGTTTCATAGTTCTGAGCTTCTCGCTTTGTCTCAAAACCACGTTTGGTATGGACCACAGCCTTACCAGTTGAATCGCGATACGCAGCACTGACATACCATGTTTTTCTCTGAACGTCTTTATAAACAGCCATATTTGTAGTCCTCCATTTTTTTGATATAATGAAGGTACAACAGTCTCTTCCCGAGTTCTTGTTGTACCGCACCCCAACGCAATGGGGTGTTTTTTATTGTCTTAAAGTTCGTGTGCTGCACAAGCCCAAACCAACTTACCCAAGATCTGAACCTCTGGTTCATTCTTGCCGATCATCATTGGTAAGTGTTCAGGATTGTAGCTGAGTGGTTCGAGCACGACATAATCCGTCAGCTTGAAGAATTTCTTCAAGGTTGCGTCATTTCCATTGACTAGGATCGCGCCGATGTCCCCATTTTGAAGTGTGCTCGCTTTTTCTAAAACTGCGATGTATCCATCGGGAACGATTCGACTCATACTGTCTCCGGAAACAATCAATCCAAACAGGTTGTCTCGTTTGGCCAACCACCCAGGAATATCAATCTCGCCCAGATCATTGAGAATCGCTTCAATCGGAGTACCGGCTGGGATCTTTCCATAGACCGGGATCTTCTTGGATCTAACGATCCTGCTCACCGGAGTGAATGTTCCGGTATCGATTCGGCCCATAAGGAAATTCAGATCGACATTGAAGTAATCGACAATGCGTTCCAATAGTTCATAGTCAGGCTCACGAAGCCCTTGTTCATACATACTCACTGAGCTCTCACCAATCTGTAGATCCTCTGCAAGTTGCCTTTGGGTTAAGTTAGAAGCCTTTCTTAACTGCTTAAGTCGCTCATTAAAAGTAGCCATAGGTTCACCTCATCACCCATTGTATCACACGATACGTGATGAAGCAAGTGAAATATGACAAAACGCATTGACAATAGAGCTGAACTCTTTTAGAATGTGTTTGCGAAACGTTTGATAACGAGTTGCGCAACCCACAGAGGGAGTTAGGAGAAAGCGGTATGAGTCGTGAGAGTGTTGGGAAGAAGCTGATCGAATTAAGAGGATCCAGAACCAGAGAGGAGGTAGCGGTAGGATCCGGGCTCACCTTTAGAGCCATTGAATCGTATGAATGCGGTTATCGTATGCCACGTGATGCTGCAAAGGTGAAGCTGGCCAAATACTATGGTGTCAGCATCGAAGAAGTGTTCTACAAAGACTAAACTAGAAGGGATGTGACGTTATGAAGATCCTATTCAATCTCTATGCTACCAAATCAGATATTAAAGAATTGATGGGTGGTTGTCGATGGAATAACGTGTCCAAAGTGTTTGATGAATGCAAGAAGTTGGAGAATGATCCGATGAACTTGCGGCCAAACAAAGTGCCGTCACAATTGGTATTCAAGGTCCTCGGACTCAATTATAGTTTCGCTTTGAAACAATATAAAGAGACAAACCCAACTCAGAGTGAGGAGACCGGTGAACTGTCCAATTAATGGCCCAACACCTCAATTTCATTTGACAAGACAGGTGAAATCACCTTATCAACACAGCAGTCCGAATTATGATTAAAGCAGATTACCGGTATAAGCAGTCCCAATTCATTTTGGAACAAAGACTCAATGAGAAAAGTAAAAAGACACTCTCGAAATACACAAGAGATGTCCAAAAGTTCATTGACTTCATCCCAAATGACCTGGAAATCACGAAAGAACATATTCTGGAGTATAAGGACCACCTTTGCGTAGGCGGGTACCAGACCTCCAGTATTAATAACTACCTCACTATACTCAATTCCTTTCTGAAGTGGTGCGGTCAAGGCGACCTTAGGGTACGTCAGATTAAGACGCAACAAAAATCAAGCATCTCCAATGTAGTCACTGAAACTGACGCGAAGCGACTATTACGATTTGCGAAAAAAAGGGGTAGAAACGATCTCTACCTGATCATGAAAATCATTTTAACCACCGGGATCCGTATTAATGAGCTCGAGTGGTTTACTGTAGCCAATTTGAAAAATTATCACTTCAATGTGAAGAACAAAGGAAAAGAAAGAGACATCATCCTAACTCAGGAACTGACTCGAGAACTTCGGAAATATTGTCGAGATCACCGGATCCAATCCGGTCCGATCTTCACCATCAGTTATTCCACGATCTGGAGACAGATGAAGACGATCGCCGGAGCTGCCAGGGTTAATCTCGACAAGGTTCATCCTCACAGTTTCAGACATCTATTTGCGAAGTCCTTCATGGCTCAATACAACAATGTCTTGGATCTCGCGGATATCCTGGGGCACAGTTCCTTAGAGACAACTCGCATCTATACCCGATCCTCTATTGAAGAAAAGCGTGACAAGCTCGAAAAGCTAAGGTCACAGAAAGTCAAAGGGGAATAACCTTGAAGAAAATAAAATGGATCAAGGTTCATCTTGATCTCATCCATAACAAAAAAATGAGGTATCTCAAAAGTTTACCTCAAGGATCAACCATTGCCTACATATGGGTGTTGCTTCTGCTTGTTGGAGGTGAATCCAACGCGGATGGATGTCTGATGGTGGCAGGAGAAGTTCCTTATGATGCAAAAGTCTTGGCCATGTATCTCGGCTATCCGGTTGCCTTGATGAAAAAGGCCCTAAATGAATTCCTTCAACAGGATATGATCACCATCGAAGATAAGGTCATTCGGATAAAAAACTGGGAGAAATACCAGAGCACAAAGAAGATGGCTAAGATCCGTGAAGATAACAACAATGTCCAAAAAGCCAAAAGGATAAGAGAGAAAATCGCCAAGTCTTCTTGAAAATGTCACTATGTTTGTCACTATACCTGTCACTACTTTTCTCTCTATATATAAGAAGATTTAGAAGTTATAGAAGTAATACAAAGATAATACTTAAAGAAAAACTTAAAGAACTACTCCCCCTTGAGAGAAGAATAAACATGTCACTTAAGTTCACTTGAGTAAATCGAGATCGAGAATAAAAATTGAGGTAAAACTGATGAAATCCATTCAAGAAAGTTTGCCGAATCCTTTCAATAATCAGCAGCTTTCTAGTCAAAGTATAAGTATAGAAGTTCAAATCCAACGCTATAACGAAGAGGAAGGTTATCTTAAAGGGAAAGATTGTCGAATCTGTAAAAACAAGGGCTACATCATGATCCTGGATGAAGGGTATAAAACTCTAAAGCCTTGCGAATGCCAAAAGCAGCGTCAAAACAAAGTGAATGTCCAACTAAGTGGAATGCAAAAGATGATCCAAGACTACACCTTCGAGACTTTTGAAGGGAAAGCAATGTGGCAAAGGATCATCAAGGAATCGGCTCAAGCCTTTGTGAGTGATAAGGCTCACTGGTTCTTCATTGGTGGTCAAGTCGGAGCCGGCAAGACCCACATCTGTACTGCAATCGTCAATGAGCTGATGAAGCAAGGGAAACAAGCGCTATATATGCTTTGGCGAGAAGAAGTTGTCAAACTTAAATCGTTCGTAGGTGATGGGAAGGAGTACATGAAAGTCATCGAACCCTTCAAAACAAAGGAAGTCTTGTATATCGATGATCTATTCAAAGCCGAGAAGGGAAAGTCACCTTCAACCACCGATATCACCATTGCTTTCGAGATCCTCAATGCGAGGTACCAAGACAAGGACCTGATTACTATCATCAGTTGCGAGAAGGTCATCAAAGAGCTACTATTGATCGATGAAGCTATTACCTCTAGGATATTTGAAAAGACAAAGGGGTATTGCACTCAGTTAAATCAAAATCATCACATGAATATCCGTATGCGAGAAAGGGAAAAATATGAATAAATATCGCGAGAGTGTTGAGAATTATTTGTATAATCGTCAGAAAATTAAGGAATCCAAAGAACTAGATGATCAGAAATGGACCACCATCATTGAAGGGGTTTTCAAGAAGTATGAAGGAACTGAAGTTGGTAAGCTCATGCAGCTAAAGTATGTTCAAAAGCTACCAGAGCAAAAGATTTTCGAATTGCTCAATGTTGAAAAGACGACCTATTATGCTTGGAGAAATCGGCTGGTGAATGAGATCACTCTCCAAGCTGCCTACCTCAGATTGATTAAGCCGTTCTAAAGGAAACTCAATGCAACTCAATAAAATGGTCATTACTGACCTCAAATATGCAGATTACAACCCCCGTAAAGCTCTGAAGAGTGGGGATCCGGAATACGAGAAAATCAAACGAAGCATCCAGGAATTTGGTTATGTAGATCCAATCATCGTCAACCAGGACTTAACGATCATCGGAGGTCACCAAAGAGCCACAGTGCTCAAAGATATGGGCTACCAGGAAGTCGATGTCATCATCGTGGATGTCGACAAGGTCAAAGAGAAAGCTCTCAACATCGCCCTCAACAAGATCTCCGGTGAATGGCAGATGGATAAGCTCAAGGATCTTCTCCTAGAACTAGAAAACCAGATTGATGTTGGGATGACCGGTTTCGATGATGAAGAGATCAAAGAGCTCATGGCCAAGATGGATACCGGTGTCGCCACCGATGATGAGTTCGATGTGGAAGGCGCTTTAGAAGCCATAGAAGAACCGAAGTCAAAACGAGGTACCATCTACCAGTTGGGAGATCATCGGTTGATGTGTGGCGATAGTACCGATCCCAATGACGTGCTGATGCTGATGCAAGGAAAACTGGCCGACTTGATCGTCACCGATCCACCCTACAACGTGAATTATGAAAACAAGATTGATTACCACAAAATGTTCAAGAATGGTCAACGGAAGTACAATGAGATTCTCAATGACCACATGGACAGTAACAACTTCTATCACTTCCTCTTGGCCATGTATACCAATGCCTACGCACACTTGAAGATCGGGGGAGTCATCTATGTCTTCCACAGCGATGTAGAGCGCCTGAGCTTCGAATATGCCTTCCAGAAAGCAGGATTCAAGTTCTCCGAGAATCTGATCTGGGTGAAGAACTCCTTCAACCTCAGCCGTCATGATTATCACTGGAGACATGAGCCAATCTTGTATGGCTGGAAAGAAGGGGTAGGACACTACTTCGTGGATGACCGGACTCAGGCAACCGTTTTTGATGATACTCAAAGCATCGAGAAGATGAAGAAAGAAGAACTCGTTGAGATCCTAAAGAGAATCATGGATGATCAGCAATCCACAGTTCTCTATGAAAACAAGCCACTCAAAAGTGATCTGCATCCAACAATGAAGCCCATTCCACTCATTGGGAAGCTGATTAAGAATTCAAGCATAAAGGGCCAACTTGTCTATGAACCCTTCGCCGGCAGCGGCTCAACCCTCATAGCAGCAGATCAATTAGAACGGACCTGTTACGCCATGGAACTAGATCCCAGGTATGTGGATGTGATCGTTACACGATGGGAAGAACTCACCAAACAAAAAGCAATAAAGTTTCAGAATTGATTAACGAAAAATAGTTTATAATCAAAAAGAACCCGTTACGAGATGATCCCCCATTATCCCCTAGTAGCAGTAGGTGAAAATCCTACAGGGTTCTTTTTTATTTAGGATAATTCATTAGAAATGCGTAAAAGAAACTAGAGGTGCAAGATGGAAGAAACTTATTCAGTGATAATTGATTATCATAGTGGGAGACGGGAAGGTCAAACGATTACTGTGGATGGAATTGATCCGGATGACATCTTGTTGATCCTTGGGGAGATCACCCAGGATCAACTCTCGAATGCTGAGATCATTATTGGCTTTGATGGAACAACAAAAATGTATGAAGACTTCATGATAGACTATTTCACTTCGTCAGTGGAAAAACCGGTTGAAATGAATTGAAAAAATAATCCGATAATTACAGAAAGTATTACTCATCAAAAACAACTGTTTTAGCCTTTGAAAATAAGGGTATAATGGTAATAATTGATGTGAATTATAATCTAAAGGTTATCTTGCATGACATCAAAAGGGGTGGAGACATGAGAGATGGAAGAGAAATTGATTTACTTGCAGAGTATACGGAGAATAATTTGGTTTACTTATATAATGAAGATGATAGAGAGGCAGCTCAGGGAATAGGATCTGAATTCCACAAACTAATTCAAATTAGCGATCTGGCCTCGACTGTCAGTGGTTTACCCGATATGCTTTTAAAGTTACCAAATAAAACTATTTTGTTTGAGCAATTCAGATTCGATGCATCTGACAAGATTGAACAAAATGGCAGTGAAAACAAAAAGAAAGAAAGCGATAGGAATATTGTTTGGAAGGAAGAGATGCGAAAACTATCACCAGAGACTCCGGAAATCTTTACTTCGACTATTGTGGGCTGTAACTACTCGCTTATGAATTATTTAGAAAATCTTAGTAGAAATTATGTTATTCACTACAACAAAGTTGAGAGATATAAGGAAGCAGTTAAAGAAGCAGGCATTGTGAGTGAAGATGAGATTATTGAGATCGCTTTCGTTATCATTGATGAAACGATCCTTGGATCACATTATTATGATGATAATGGTAAAATTAAACCATTAACTATTTTTAGGACTAGGGAATTTTATGATCTATTAACTAACTCACCAAAATTGAATTATGTATTTAATGGTGTATGCAATTCGGAAAAGAATGGGTTATTCTTCTCAACAAACACATCGAAATCTAGAGAATATATTTTAGAACATTTGATTGACTTTACGAAAAACAACTTCATGACGTATAATCCTACCGAAGGTAGAATCGGTGCTTTTATACCAAACGAATAAGATGTTTCAGAATTAATAGTCATAATACTATGTTAGAAACTTCGGTACATACCGGAGTTTTTTTATTTGGTAAGGTTTGAAGTGAAGAGGTGATCAAATTGGCCAAGAGTAAATGGGAATCTGTCAAAGCCAAATTGCACCTGGTCGAGAAGTGGGCGAGAGATGGAATCAGTGAAGAAAAGATCGCCAAAACCCTAGGCATTTCAGTAACGACTTTCGAGTTATACAAGAAAGACTATCCTGAGTTTCTGAAGGTCCTTAAAAAAGGGAAAGAAACACTAATCACTGAACTTGAAAATGCTTTGATCAAGAAAGCACTTGGGTATGACTACGAAGAAAAGAAAGTCTACACCAAGACCGAGAACGGCCAAGCCGTCACTTATACCGAGATCACCAAGAAACATCAACCACCGGATACCGGAGCCTTGTTTGGACTCTTGAAAAACAAGGATCCAGAACACTACTCCGATAATCCTCAAATGCTACAGCTGAAAAAACAAGAGCTGGAACTTCGAGAAAGACTTGCCAAAGAAGGCAACTGGTAATGGCAAGATTCAAGACATTATCAGACTTCTATAAGTCGCCCGAATGGATCACCTTAAGAAAGCGACTGATGATTGAACGAAGTACTCCTGAAAGAGGTCTGCTCTGTCAGAAATGTCATGAGGTGATCTTAAAGGATCCAGAGTGTATTGCTCACCACATCATTGAGTTAACTCCAATGAATGTGAATGATGTAAAGATCAGCCTTAACCCAAACAACATTCTGCTGGTTCATCACCAGTGTCATAACACGATCCATGAACGCTTTGGACAAGGATCAGGAAAGAAAGTCTACCTGGTCTATGGAGCACCACTCTCAGGCAAGACCAGTTATGTAAAGGCGCATAAGAAGCGTAGCGACCTAGTCCTGGACCTTGATGAACTCTATCAAGCTATCACACTACTACCTGCCTATGATAAACCACTAGAACTATCTACCAATGTCTTCTTACTCAGAGATGCCTTACTAGATCAAATCAAAACCAGAACAGGAAGATGGACACAAGCCTGGATCATCGGTGGATATCCACTCAATACAGACAGAGAACGCTTAGCCACTAGTCTTGGGGCTGAGCTGATCTTCATTCAGGCAACGGAAGATGAATGTCTATCAAGACTCTACAACGATAGGGATAAACTGCCATATCGTGATGAATGGCAGCGATATATCCACGAATGGTTCCTTAAGTTTCGGTCGACCCTCCCCCCCGGTCGAAACTTGGGACCATGACTTGGGAACTGGACAAGGGTCAACGGATGCACGCAACCCCAAAATTTGAGATTTCCTCAAAAGTTTTGGGAAAAGTTGCCTACGGAAACCAGAATCCAGAAACTCCAGAAAGAAGGGACGAAATGATCGAAGAAACAAAGCCACAGAATGAGCTTGAAAAGCTGAAATCGATCTTTGAAAAAGTCGATCCCAACAAACAGAAACTGGTTGAGAAACTGATCCAAGAAGCTGCATTTCTATCCGATCAAAACGATCGCTTAAGAGCTCTTCTTCAAGAGACCGGGATGATTAAGATCCATCCAACTAATCCAACGCTTCAAAAATCAACCGAAGCCAGTAAACAATACCTAAAAAACCTACAAGCCTACTCAGTGGTCATCAAAACACTGAGTCAAGTCCTTACCAAATCAACCATTGAAGATGAAGATGAATTTGAAAACTTCCTCAACGATGAAGAAGATGAATGAACTATCTTGAGCAGTACCTTCATGAGATCCAGGAAGGGAATATCCTGGTTGGCCAGGAGCTCGAAACTGCATTAGTACAATTGGTACTGGATACCCAGGATCCAAGATATCGCTATGAACCTAAGCGCGCTAAAAAGCGAATTGAGTTCATAGAACGATTCTGTAAGCACACTAAATCCCCATTTCATGGAAAGCCATTTATCCTAGAACTCTGGGAAAAAGCCTTCATTGAAGTGATCTATTCCTTCATCCGGGTCTCTACCAATAAGCGCCGTTTCAAAAGAGTAATCCTGCTGATTAGTCGAAAGAATGGCAAGTCTACTCTCACCGCAGCACTAGCCTTCACAGAACTGATGATGGGCAGTGGTGGGTCGGACATTGTTTGTTCCTCCAATGATGATGCTCAAGCGTCGATCATCTTTCTTGAGATCGGTGCCATGCGTGAAATGTTTGACCCAAGTGACAAACGAACTCACAAGAATCTGCGTTGGATCATCAACAAAAAGAATAAGAGTAAAGTCTTCAAGCTCTCTGAGAAAACCCACAACAAAGAAGGCTACAACATCGAATTTGGGATCCTGGATGAATCTCATGAAATGAAAGACAACTCGATCGCCAAACCGATTGAGCAGTCGCAATCCACCAAAGAAGAACCACTGTTTATAAACATCACAACTGAAGGCTTCATCAACGATGGATACCTTGACAAAGAGCTGCAATATGCCCGGCGTGTCATGGCCGGTGAACACGAAGATGACACCTTACTATCATGGCTTTATACCCAAGATAGTGAAGCCGAAATCTGGCAAGATGAACGAACCTGGGTGAAGTCAAATCCCTCCTTAGGACTCATCAAAAAGATCGATTATCTTCGTGATCAAATCAACAAAGCCCGGATGGATAAAGGCGATCGGATGTATGTCCTTGCCAAAGACTTCAACATCAAACAAAACAACGCTGAAGCTTGGTTGATGGAACAAGATTACGTCAATACCTCTACCTTCCAACTAGAAAACTTCATTGGCTGTCTGGCGCTTGGGGCTGTGGATCTTTCGGAAACGACCGATCTCACCTGCGCCAAGATCCTACTGATGAGAAAAGGGGATCCGACGAAGTATGTTCATACCCGTTACTTCATCCCGGAAAGTAAAGTCACTAAAGGTTTCATTGAAGACAAGAAAGACTATCTCCAATGGGCCAGAGAAGGACTCATTGAGATCACCGAAGGCAACGAAGTGGATCTATCTAGAGTTGCGAAGTGGTTTGTGGATCTGTATAAGCAATACAAGATCCGAACTTACAAAACCGGATATGATAACCGATTTGCGAAGACCTGGTTGACCCAGATGGAAGGCTATGGACTGGATACTGAACGGGTTGATCAAAACCGGTTCACGCTCTCCAACCCGATGAAGTTGCTTGAAGCCGATCTCAAATCCAAGCTGGTTAACTACAACAACAACGCGATCGACAAGTGGTGTCTGGGTAATACTGCAATCAAGATCGACAACTTAGGACTGGTCATGCCGGTCAAAGTCAATGATGCGCGCAATCGACGAATCGATGGCGCTGCAACGATGATTATTCTCTATGCCATGTGGCAACGATATCGAACAGAATTTCTTGAAATGGCAAAGTGAGGTGATCCAATGGGATGGTTTGATTCCGTCATTCAACGATTCAATAAAACCCCTAGTGGTAATGCTCAACTGGCCATGATCAATGGGAATACCCCGATCTATTCGCAGTTTGGCCAGAATGTCTTTGCGAGTGATGTGGTACAACAGGCCATCGGTTGCATTGCTCAAGAGATCAGTAAACTGACCCCTAAGCATATTCGCTTTGATAAAAACGATCTCCAGGTACCAGTCTTTGACTCCATCAGTGACCTCTTAGAATATGGTCCCAATGAATGGAGCACCACAAAAGACTTCCTAGAAAAGATCACCTGGCAGCTCTTTCTCAATTACAACGTCTTTATCCTACCAGTATATGAAGAACTGACTACTTCTGAAGGGAAAGCTCGTAAATACAAAGCACTGTATCCGCTGGATCCTACTGAAGTATCATTCATCATCGATGGTAAAAACGAGCTGTACGTTGACCTACGATTCAATGGAGCTGAAAAGCTCGTCGTGAAATATTGCGACATCATCCATTGGCGCTATCGCTACTCGGTCAACCCATTTATGGGGGGTAACCTGAATGGTCAACCCGATACCCATGCTTTACTTCAAACCGTGGATATCAACCATAAACTGCTTCAATCCATTGAGAAATCAGTGAATTCCTCAATGCAGATTTATGGGGTCATGAAGTATAACACGATCCTGGATGAAGACAATATGAAAGCCGAGATCCTACGCTTTGAAAAGATGCTCTCTGAAAACAAGAATGGGATTATCGCAGCCGATTTGAAGTCAGAATATATCCAGATCAAACCGGATCCCAAACTGGTTGATGCGGATACCTTAGCCTTTATCGATTCCAAGATCCTGCGTCATTACGGCGTATCCTTACCGGTCCTAACCGGAGATTTCACTCCTGAGCAATACCAAAGCTTCTATGAGAAAACCTTAGAACCCTTGGTTAACTCCTTGAATCAAGTCTTCACCAAGTGTCTATTCACTCAAAGAGAACTTCAATTCGGAAACAAGATCGTGTTCTATGCCAATAACCTCCTGTATATGGCCCTGGATAAGCGCGTGGCGGTTGGAGATCTCTTAGGGAATCGCGGAGCGCTGACCAACAACGAGCTCCTAGGACTCTTCGGATATCCTCCCTATGATGGGGGAAATGTCCGGCTGATGTCGCTGAACTATGTGGATGTCAACATCGCTAATCAATACCAAATGAACCAAACCAAGAAACCACCGGAAGGAGCCCCCAATGAACCCCAAAACTGAACTCATTAGTCGCGCCTATACCTCCGAATTCAGTATTCAAGCCAATACGATCACCGGCTTGGCAGCCGTCTATGATAGCCGAACCAACATAGGTAACTTCTTCTATGAAGTCATTGAAAGAGGGGCTTTTGATGAGACTGATCTCACTGATGTCCTATTCTTTGTCAATCATGATCTAAGTAAGATCCCATTGGCCAGAAGTCGCCGTAATAACGGAAACAGTTCAATGACCCTCAAAGTCGATGAGCGCGGTCTCAACATTGAAACCAATCTCGACGTAGAAAACAACGCAGATGCCCGATCGCTCACCTCAGCAATCAAGCGCGGTGATATTACCGGGATGTCGTTTCTGTTTAGTGTAAAAGAAGATGCCTGGGAAGAGCTGGATGCCAAGATTCCAACGCGACGAATCAAGAAGATCGCTCGTGTTCGTGAAGTCTCTGCCGTTAACTTCCCAGCCTATGATGCTACGGAAATCAGTGCACGTGAAAGCCGATCATTGGACAGTGATCTGAAGGCATTGGAAAATGCTCGTGCCGTTTTGGATAAAACGAAAGAAGAATCCGAAGTCTTAAAGTTAAAGAATCGATGTATCCAAATGAAAGTGAAAGGATAACTAATGAATAAAGAAAAACTACTGAAGCTCATTGCTGATAAGCAATCAAAAATGGATGGCTTACTCAAACGCTCCGAAGCCTCAGACAACGTCAGTGAGCTGCGTCAGCTCAACACTGAGATGGAAGAACTCAAAACTGAGCTCGAAAGTCTTCGATCCATGGTGAGTGAAATGGATGCTGAAGAAGCACGAAGCACTCAAAAGAAGACCATCCTTGCAACGTATGGTGTGCATGCACCACAAAGTAAAGAAGACGAAAAGCGCGAAGATCAAACCGATGCGTTTGAGAAACGTGCGATCGACTTCAAAAACACCAACAAAACCGAATTCAGTGTCGATGAAGTCCGTGCTGTCACCATCGGGTCTGGCAATCTCATCAGTCCCAAACCGATTCAGAACACCATCAATGAGAAGTTCAATGAAGTCTCCTCGGTGGTTGAACTGGTCAATGTGGTTTCCGCTGAAGGGATGACAGAATACGAAGTCCCGTTTGTCATCAGTTACGCTGAAGGCGGCATCATTACTGAAGGTCAGGACTATACCGAAGGCGAACCGGTCTTTGGTTATGCCACCATCAAACCAATCAAGATTTCGATCTATACCGAGGTCACTGAAGAAGTCTCGAAGTTGACTCCGGTCCAATATCTTTCCAAAATCCGTCAAGCGGCATTGATTGCCCTGCGTAAGAAAGTGGCTCGCTTGATTCCTTTGGGTAATCCGGCTTCAACTCCGGCAGAATTCACCGGCATCCTGCATGCCGATGCGATCACCGATACCCCGCTTGAATTCAGTGCGATCGATGAGAAAACGCTCAGAAAGATTGCCATGTCCTATGGTGGTGATGAAAACATCATTGGGAATGCTGTCCTCTTGCTCAACAAAAACGATCTGATCGCATTTGGGGATGTCAGAGGAGCCGACAAGAAGTCCGTTTACGAGATTACCCCGGATGCCACCAATCCCAACTCCGGAATCCTGCGCGATGGCGGTCTCTCAGTTCGCTATGTCATCAACAGCGCTTTAAAAGCGCTGAGTGATGCAGCGACGGTAGCCACCACTCCCTGCATGATTTATGGGATCCCAGGATCCTATGAATTGGCTTTGTTTAGTCCTTATGAGATCAAGGTCTCAGAGGATGCAGCCTTCAAAAAAGGCATGCTGGCGATCAAAGGCAGTGTCTTTGTCGGAGGCAATGTCGTTAGTGCCAATGGCTTTGTCATCATCGAAAAGAAAGCCGCCTAGCCTAAGCTAGAAAGGATCAACCCATGACGGAAGCAGAACTCTTAATTGAAGTGAAAAAGGGCCTAGGAATAACCGGGTCCTATCAGGATAGCACTGTACTGCGCCACATCAAAGACACCAAAGCCTTTGCCTTAAGCGCCGGAGTGAAGACTGAACTTCTTGAGAGCGATGCTTCCGTTGGTTTGTTTATTAGGGGTGTTGCGGATCTATGGAATCTGGCCAGTGGAGAAGTGAAATTTAGTACTTACTTCCTGCAGCGCCTTATTCAACTCGCGACCACCCAAACCGAGGTGACCAGTGTATAGACCAAAAGAAGCCGATCATCTCAGTACCCCAACCAAACTCCAAAAACGAAAATCAACCATCGTCTCGGGAGCACCGGAGTTCACCTACGAAGATGCCTTGGACCCTCAACTCAATTGCAGTTTCAAGACCTATGGGGGAACGGAGTCGATCAGCAATGGTCAGCTTGTGGTTCATAATACAGCCGTTGTGGTGACCTGGTACCGTCAGGACATTCAAGCCTCTGATCGGATCATCTTGCTTCAGGATAACTCAATCTGGGAAGTGCTGGGTGAACCGGAAAATGTCGATATGTTGAATCAATATTTGATCTTCAAAGTTCAAAAGATTAGTGGAGGTGCTTAGTGTCAAAGAACACCATGAAACTCGATATCAGCGGCTTTTCTGGCCTCTTGGAACGCATTCAAAAAGCCAATGGGGACATTGATCAAGCTGCTACCAAAGCGCTTGAGGAAGGCGCTAAACCCTTCGTTACTGATCTCAAAACTGCTGTAAAGAAACACCGTTTAACCGGTGAGACGGAAAAGTCACTTAACGATTCAGCGCAGGTTAAGCGAGAAGGGAATCGACTGTCTTTAAAGCTTGGTTTCGATTTAAGTAAGGGGGGCCTTCCAGCCCTTTTTCTTGAATATGGAACCCCAAAAATGAAACCTGATCCATTTATCCAAACTGCAATCAAACGCAATCAAGCCAAAGCACGAAAGATCCAAAAAGAGGTTCTAGAAAAGATCCTGGAAGGTCTCAAACCATGAATGTTCGCGATCGCTTGATCCAAGCCATAAATCCACTGGGATATGAAGTCAGACTTCAAGGATCCTACGCGGAAGCTGAACCACTTCCGGAAACCTTCATCACTTACTTCATTCTTGATTCACCCGATGGTTCGTACTATGACGATCAACCGCGCTTATCCTACATCCGGATTCAAGTCATTCTCTATTCTAAGAAAATGAGTTTGATCAACACTGTTCCTTCATTGATCTTTACTGCTTGTCGTAATGCTGGGTTTATCCGGGATAGCCGAGGGCAGGATATGGGCTTTGAAGGTGAGCATTATGGCTGGATGATGAATTTCATTTCCACAGAAAGGAATACCTAAATGCCTACTCCCTACATCTATGAAGAATACCAAGGATTTGACAGCTTGTACTTCGCTGAGATCACTAAAGATGATGCGACCGCCTATACCTCAGGGACTCCGGAAGTCTTAGCGCCGGCCGGTGAGATCTCCGTTAAAACGGACCGCGCTTCCGATCCTAAATACTATGACAACCAACCCTATCTGATCGTAACCGCAGAAGGCTTTGATGAAGCAACTTTGACGGTTCCAGTGTTACCGATTGCCTTAGTCGCTAAGCTGTTGGGTAAAGTGGTTGATACCGAAACCGGAGCCTTACTGGATACCGGTGAAACCCAAACCAAATATTTTGCGATCGGGTATCGCTTACGTTTCACTGATGGCACATACCGTTATGTCTGGAGACATAAGGGGACTTTCAGACTCGATGAAGAAAGTGCCAAAGCCCAAGACAACTCGACCGATACCAACAATCACAAACTGATCTTTACCGGGATCACGACCAAATATCGCTTTGATCTGCCGGACAACTCCACCAAACCCAGTAAACAGCTGGTCGTGGATGCGCGTGATGGATTGGCCAAAGTCGACAGCTGGTTCACCCAGGTCGTCACTCCGGAAAACCTGAGTGTCATTACGATCACTCCTTAAGGTTGAAACTAAATGCAATCCACCATTAGTTTAGTCATTTACGATGACCAGGATGCTGTTGTTGCTGAATTTAGCACCAACCGGATCCGCTGGGGCATCATCGAGGACGTGGTTGAACTCTCGGAAAAACTTCAAGGGAAATCTGAGAAAGAAGCCATCGGAGCGATGGGTCAATTCATCCAGTTGGTCTTTCCAAAACTGACCAAAGATCTCTTAAGACAAGCGGACGTCTCAGACATCAAACTCTGCTTCCAACAGATTGTCAGTGTGGTCAAAAACATTGAAGGCAATAACGAAAAAAACGTGGAAACGGTGAAATCTCTGTAGCTCAAGAGGATTCACCGCTCTCTGTTATCCTCTTTGATTTAGTGATGAATCTATGCCATGCATTTCCTTCGCTGGATCCATTGAGTCTAAGAAAAGCCCAAGCAGATGAAGTGATCAAACTCATCAATAAACTTGCTTCAAAAGGAAGAAAGAAGTCATCGAACCCTCAAACAGATAAGGTTCGTAAGAAAGTCTATGCCGATCAGGTGAATTGGTTCTAAAAGGAAGGTGATGATGGATGCCCAATGATGAAATCTTAGGTGGGAAGTGGACACTCGATACCACCGATCTTAAAGCAGGACTCACAGAAGCCAATCGTCTGATCCGGATTGCGGATAGTGAATTCAAAGCGGCAGCTGCCAGTATGGGTTCTTGGGGAGATCAAGCCGATGGCCTTAGTGCCAAAATCAAGTCACTGTCAACTATCACTGACATCCAAGAGCAAAAGGTTCAAGCTCTCAAAGCTCAACATCAGCAAATCGTAGAAACTTATGGGGCCAACTCCAAAGCAGCACAAGATCTGGAAGTTGTGATCAACAAGGAAACCGCCTCGCTTAATCGCAATACCTTAGAGCTCAGTGACACCAAAGAGGCTCTGGATAAACTCAACAATAAGACTGAAGAAACCATTCGTCAAAATGAAGCGCTTCGTAAGAAGACTGAAGACTTAACCTCCTCGATCAATGAACTGGGGAAGAAGGCTCTGGTTGGCTTAACAGCCGCAGCCGCAGCTGCAGGAGCAGCGCTCTTTAAGCTGATGAGTGATGGAGGCAACTTCGCTGATGAACTCATCACGCTCTCCAATAAGACCAGAATTTCAACGCAGCAACTCCAAGAGTTGGACTATGCGGCCAGGTTTGTAGATGTCTCGGTTGAAACGATGACCGGATCCATGAACAAGATGACTAAAACGATGGATAGTGCTCGTGATGCGATGGCTACCGGCAAACTCAATGACCAGGCTCAAGCCTACAAGGATCTCGGCATTCAAATCACCAATACCGATGGCAGCTTACGAAACAACAAAGATGTCTTTTATGAAGTCATTGATGCTTTGGGTAAAGTCACCAATGAAACTGAAAGAGATGCACTTTCCATGCAGATCTTTGGGAAAAGTGCGACTGAACTTAACCCACTCATCAAAGCCGGATCCACTGAGCTCAATCGCTTAGCCTTAGAAGCCCATCAAGTCGGTGCTGTGGTCAGTGATGAAGGTGTCAGTGCCCTTGGTGCATTTGATGACAACATGGAAACCCTAACCGCCTCCACCAAAGGCTTGATGAATGAAGCGTTGGCACAGCTAGCACCCGTCATCAATGATTTGGTGCTTCAGCTCAAAGACAATATGCCAGCCATCATCGAAGGCATCAAAGGTTTCATTACCTTTGTGATCGATAACGGACCACTGATTACCTCGATCATTGGAGCGATTGCTGCAGGCTTAGTAGCCTGGAACGTGGTCACCATGATCCAAGGACTGATCACGATGGTTAAAGGATGGCAAGCGGCAACTGAAGGAATGACCCTAGCCCAGGCACTCCTCAACATCGTGATGGCCGCCAACCCGGTAGGGATCATCATCACACTCATTGCAGCCTTGGTCGCGGGGATATTGATTCTCTGGAATACCAATGAAGGCTTTCGCAACGCAGTGAAAAAGATCTTTTCTGACATCGTCACCACCATCAGCGGAGCCGTCGACAAGATCGTCAACTTCTTCAAAGTGACCCTACCGGAAACGCTGGGTAAAGTAGGGGAGTGGTTCACAAACATTGGTGAAAATATCGTCAAAGGGGTGTGGGATGGCATCACAGGAATGGCTGATTGGTTTGGCGACAAGGTTGGAGATTTCTTTGGGGGTATGGTGGATGGGGTGAAGAACTTTCTTGGGATAAAAAGCCCGTCAAAAGTCTTTGCCGGCATTGGCCAGAATATGGCTTTAGGACTGGGTCAAGGCTTTAGTCAAGAGATCAGTGGTATCAATCAAGATATCCAAAATGCGGTCCCAACATCTTTGAATTCCAGCTTCAATGTTTCCGGATCTTCTAAGGCTGCTCAAGGCAATCTGAATCCGTCCATTGTCTTAAACCAGACCATCAGTTCACCCAAAGCCTTAAGTGCTTATGAAGTCTACCGTCAAACTAAAAACGCGAGTCAAGTCCTCGCAGTGGCTTTGATGAAGGGATAAGGATGAAAACGATAACCTATAAAAACTCCAAAAATCAAAGTCTCGTTCTTGGTGAAGATCCTCGATTTCAACTCATCGAACTACAAGGATTGAATCCTCCCAAAGCCACTTTCTCAACCAGCACCCTTGCTGGTTTTGATGGTTCTAGAGTCAATGGATCAATGGTCAATGCCAGAAACATCCTCATGACACTGCAGCTGAGTGGGGATATCGAAGCAAACCGCTTAAAGCTCTATGACATATTTAAAGTTAAACGATCAGGAACCCTCACCTACAACTCTGAAGCACTAAGTATCCAAATCGAAGCTTACGTGGAAAGCGTTGAGATTCCTCCGATGGTTTGGCCCATCAAAGCATTGATTTCACTCTTATGCCCGCAGCCTTATTTCGAGGATTTGCAAGACATCTTAGTGGATGTAACGTCAATCGAAAATGCCTTTTCTTTCCCACTTGAATTATATTCAAGTGGTGGAGAATTGAGCATTATTCATCCTTCAGAAGCCACCAATGTCCTCAATCCCGGTGATATTCAAATTGGGATGATCATACGTTTTCAAGCTATTGGCCAAGTGATCAATCCGAAAATCCTCAATACCATCACCCTTGAGTACATCCAATTGCAGATGACTCTACAAGCAGGGGATGTCGTAGTGATTAATACCGAGGTAGGTCAGAAGCGAATCCAACTCACGCGAGCTGGAGAAACCACCAACCAGTTTAATACCTTAACTTTAGGATCCACCTTCTTACAGCTGGATGAAGGGGATAACGTCCTTTATGTCACCTGTACTAGTGGATCAACCTTTCTATTGACTCAGCTCTCATTTCGACCCAAGTACACTGGAGCCTAAGCATGGAACTGCTCATATACAGCCCAGCACTAGATCTGGTTGGAATCCTAGATACCGCCTCAGACATCATCTGGCATCGCGTCTACTCCACATCCGGGGACTTCGAGATCCATGCCTCAGTGACAGACCTATCTCTTGATCTTCTCAAAACACAAAACATCGTGACCAAACGTGACGCCGTAGAATTTGGGTTCATCGAAACGGTCGTGATCGAACAAACTGAAGAAGGGGAAACCATCAAAGCCAGCGGTCGCTTTGGATCCAGTCTCCTAGGTCGACGGATCATCTTTGAAGAAACCACCTTGAACTCAACTGTGGAGTTGGCCATGCGTGACCTAGTAGCTCGATCCACGATTACCCCGACTAATACTGATCGACTCGTTCCGGCTTTGCAGCTGGGAACGCTCAATGGTTATCCTGAAACGGTAAAGCTTCAGGTCACCTACAAGAATCTACTCTCAACGCTAAAGGATCTCTCAGAAACCAGCGGGATTGGGTATCGTTGTCGATTTGATCCAACAACTAAGAAGATCATCTTTGAAACCTTCAAAGCCCTTGATCGATCAGCCCTCCAATCCGTCAATCCACGATGTTTATTCAGTACTGACTTTGAAACCTTACTGAGTTCGAACTATGCGATCAGCGAAGAAGACAAAACCAATGTGGCTTTGGTTGGTGGAGAAGGACAAGGGATCGATCGAAAGCTGGTCATTGTAGGTAGTGCCAGTGGTATTGATCGAAGAGAAGTCTTTGTGAATGCCAAAGATCAACGTAAGGATGAACTCACCCTAGCTGAATACGAACAACTCCTGGCTCAAAAAGGGTCTTTGGTTCTAAACAATCAGATCGAGCATTTTGAAGGGGAAGTCATCGCAGATGGGAACCTCAAATACAAAACTGATTATGACTTAGGGGATATCGTTACCATCGAGAATACCAAGTGGGGAAAGCAGATCCATGTCCGGATTACCGAGATCACTGAAGTCTATGACCAAAATGGCTCATCGATCATTCCTGTCTTTGGAAAAGCCAGAACCACGCGATCAAACACTCAAGACACATCCGGATCAGAATCTAGTGAAGTGGTTACCCTCACCCCTAACAGGGTGGTGATCACTGATAGCGCTGGACTTCAAACGACCAGTACAATCACTTCCCAAGAGCTCGTTGGTTTTGCTTCAATTCAAGCGACTCTTCAAACCCAACTAAACAACATATGGAAGACGATTTATCCGGTAGGGTCGCTATACCTGAGTACGGTTGCTACTAATCCTGCAACATTGTTTGGCGGGACCTGGGAGCAAATCCAAGACAAGTTTATGTTGGCAGCTGGAGCAACTTATCCAGCCGGATCCTCAGGAGGTAATGCGAGTCATGCCCATACCTCATCGGCACATACTCATTCTGTTGCTGCCCACACTCACGATTCAGCAGCGCACACCCATACAATCAATTCTCATAGTCATACCTCGGCAGCGCATACCCATGCTTTAGCAGCTCATTCGCATACACTTGGAGCTGGTTATGCCTTAATACGAGGCTTATCTGGCTATCTGTATTATCGACAATTATCCTCAGGGATCGCTGCTTGGACGGATACCTATAAAAGTACCGGTACAATGACGACTTCAACAACGCAAAACTACTCTGCTACAGCGCTTGGTGGAGAAACAGATGACACGTCGCTGACTACCAACTCCACGACTCCCGTAGCGACTGGAACTACTTCGTTGACGACTAACTCAACCACACCGGCTGATACCAGTGCTACCGCATTGACCAGTGATTCCACCACACCGGCGAATACCGGTTCAACCGCACACTTACCACCTTATTTAGCGGTTTATGTGTATAAACGACTCACTTAGAAAGGAGCAAATTATGTTGATTAAATTATTATTTGTTTTACCGATTGCCATCCTAGTTAATATCCTATTGGGGTACGTGATTGCCTCAGTGAAGATCGAAGTAGAAAAGGGGAAGTTGCTGACCGGCCTCTATAAAGGTGGGGCAGTTTACATAGCCATCGGAGGTCTATATGTGATTTCTTTGATCCTACCTCAAATTGAAGTCAATGGTTTAGGAGTGATCGACATTATTAACTCACTGGTGCTGATCTTATCAGCGGTATTGGGCTTTTATGTGTATCAAAGCCTTCAAAAGCTTGCGACGATCTTTAAACTCAAATACCAACTCAACAACCAAAAACCGGAAGTCCATCCGTTTACTGATTCCGAAATCGACGAACTCGAAAAGGAGTAACTTATGGCCATTCGCAGTGGATTTTTCAACAGTGTAGCCGGTGATCGGCTGTATAGTGCCAGTGAATTCGCTGAGTACTTTGCAGCCTTTATTGGCACCGGAGTCTTCCCAGATCCTTCCACTAGCTTACAAATCGTAGCTGCCACCGGTTTACAAGTGAAGGTAAAAGCAGGGAAAGCCTGGATCAGTGGATACATCCTCATCAATGATGCAGATTACCTTGAAACGCTTACTGCTGATGCTGTACTTAACCGCATCGATCGGATGGTGGTCCGACTCCATTACAGTAATCGCACCATGTCCATCGTGCGCAAAGCGGGTACGGCGGCTTCATCCCCTGTGGCACCGGCGATCACTCGTGATTCAGAAATGTTTGAACTGACTTTGGCACTCATCAGTGTTCCCGCTGGATCTATCACGATCCCACAAGGTAATATCACTGATACTCGAGGTGATGCATCAACCTGTGGCTTTGTATCTTCCACAATCACCAATATCCCTTATCTAAGTCCAGGAAAGGTCCTGGTTTCCGATCAGGATGGTGAACTGGGCGTCAGTTCGATTACTTCAACTGAGCTTGCGAGCTTGGCTGGGGTATCAAGCGCTATCCAAGATCAGTTGAATGCGAAACAAGCGTTGATTACCGGGGCGATATCCTTGTTGCTGAGCGGTAATGCAACAGCCAGTCGAGTCATTGTTTCTGACATCAATGGCAAGTTGGTTGTCAGTGTGGTGACCTCTACCGAACTAGGGTATCTAGCGGGAGTGACTTCCGCCATTCAAGCCCAACTCAATGGGAAACAAGCCTCAATCACCGGGGCGGCTTCCAGTATCGTTTCATCAAACCTGAGCACCAACAAAGTTGCGGTTAGTGATGGCAGTGGGAAACTGGCAGCCAGTTCAGCCACAACCACTGAGCTAGGATACCTGGTTGGGGTCACTTCAGCCATCCAAACTCAACTCAATGACAAACTTGGAATAACCGCTCAAGCTGCGGATTCTTTAAAGGTTGGGGGAAAGAAAGTGACTGTTGGCACCACTGCACCAGCTTCGCCTATGATTGGTGATGTTTGGGTTGATACCAATTAGGTGATCCATGGCAACTAAAACCTTTGGATATACCGCACTTGAACCTAATTCTGCCTACTGGGGTGGAGTTCCTTATTATGCCAATCTTGGCTTTCGAACAACGATGCCAGAGACTGGTAAAGTCATCAGCATCAAACTACGTTTGGCCAGATACTCGGATACCGATACCCCCATTGTTTGGGGAGTGATCTGGAATCGATCCACTGGGACCAAGATTGTTCAATCAACCACTTCGATCTCACCAAACAACACCTATACCACAGCCGCAGCGTTAGTCGCCTATACGTTCACCTTTCCGGAAACTGAAATCGCAGGAGGAACCCTACTATGGATCGGCTATGGGAAAGTCTCTAATCAAGGAAATCGAGCTTTGTACTTTGGGAAAAGAACCTCTCAATCAGGCCAGAATATCGACACCAACGATACTTCTCAGAGTACCCCGACAAATACCTTCACCTACAACAATACCTTCGTTAGCGAAGCGCTATGGGTTGAAGTCACCTATAAAGTCGGTGGAAGAGTGAAAGTTTGGAACGGATCTTCAGAAGTTGAGAAACCCCTCAAAGTTTGGAATGGAACATCTTGGGTCGAAGAAGTCGTTAAAACATGGGATGGATCATCCTGGAAAGAAAGCAATTAAACATGAAAAAAGAACAACCGATCATCGAAGAAGTTGAAGAATTGGATCTTGAAAAAGAACTGGCTTTTCTAGAAGCACAGGAAAAGGATGAACACCATGACTAAAACGAATCTGGGCTTAGTCGAATACGCGAAATCCAAGCTCACGCTTCCGACCATCTATATGCTGAGCGGCTTTGGCCGTGTATTGACTCAAGCCAATATTGATAAGCGGGTTAATATCATGAAGTGCCCCCACACCATCAAAAACCAAGCCATCATTCAGACTGGGATCGGGAAGTACTGTTATGACTGCTGTGGATTAGTGAAGGGGTATCTTTGGGAAGATGCACCAGGGCAAGTCAGATACAACGATCCAAAGGGATCGGATCAGAACGTGTCCGGGATGTATAATCATGCTACTGAAAAAGGTCCGTTGGAGACAATCCCAGACCTTCCAGGCGTGCTTGTTTTCACGCAAGACCTAGGCCATGTCGGGATCTATATCGGCAAGGATAACAAAGGAAACCGGCAATACATTGAGTCCACCCCATCATGGAAAAGGTGGGGAGTAACTCAAAGTAATGACACGATCCGCAAATGGGCGTTTTGGGGTAAGTACAGTTATATCGAGTACATTACTCTAACTCCCAAAGCAGATCCGGCTGAAATTAAAGTAGGAGACATCGTAAGAGTTACAGGGGTCGGCCGATCATCAAGCCTGGGTACTGGTCGTTCTACTGCCCAATACTTCAATCGCAAGATGAAGGTGATCCGGATCATCCCGAAAGTAAACCATCCCTATGGTTGTTCAACAAATCTCTCTGCACCAATTGGTGAAAAAGGAAACCCGTTTATTACCGCGTTCTTCAAAACGAACTCAGTGAAAAAGGAGTAGCATGTCTCCAGATACCACATTTAGTTTATCGGTCCTTATAGCGATCGCTGGTTGCTTTGTTGGACTAGCAGGATGGCTTAATTCGAGAGATAGCAAGATTAGTGAAGATGCGGAGTGGAAGGGGATGGTGAATGCGAAACTTGATATGGCGATTGGACTACGAAAGGATCATGATGAACTCGAAGAAAAACATAATTCTCTCAACGAAAGGATTGGAAGAGTAGAAGAATCTGCGAAAGCAGCTCATAAAAGATTGGATTCAATCGAAAAGACATATTGATAGTCTCTTTTGTGTTGAGTGGTATTATTTAAGGTTGTAGATAACATGAAAATGAGTTATCATAAACAAAAAGGGGGTTATATTATGGAAAAGATGAATTCTAAGGAAATCATAAAAAAGTTTCCTTGGGTAGTACAAAAAGGATTAAAACTTATTATTAGTCCTGATAGTGATGGGTTGTTAAGTGCATTACTCTATTTGAACTATCTAGATGCAGAGGTCGTTGGTTATTATGATGGCAAAATAATGTTAGTCAAGGATGGGGTCAACCCTCGAGACTGTGTTTTTCTAGATATGGATGTTTATCATAAAGATTTTCGTAGTGTTGGTCACCATATGGTTTCACTTAATAAAAACAATTTGCCTTCGAATTGGTCGAATTATAGAAATTGTATACAACTTAATAATTTGCGAGGTTTCGACAAAAACAGCAATTTTCAACAGAAATATCCGTTTGCTACAATACACTTTTTGCTATCTCTTTTGAGTGAAACAGTAGATATTGTTATAGGCGACGATGCTATAGTGCCTCTATTGTTTTCTGATGGCGTTTGGACGGTACTATTTGGATACACCGAAAATTGCTTGGAATGGTTTGAGTGGATGGATATACAGAACCCTAAATCGATTTTGTTCCCTGTGTTTTGTGGAAAAAAATCTTTTTTGGAAATAATGGAAGATATTAATTTATTTCTTAGGAAAAGAGATAGCATAAACTCACAAGGTACCTTTAATTTTGAACGACAGGAGTATATTGAAAGAGCAACAAGACGATCAGGTGATAAACTGATTATTTCAAATGGATCTGGAAGTCCAGTAAATATTGTCGCTAAAAAATCTGGCAACTATGACATTCACAATATTGAGGTGAAAAGAGTTAAAGAGTTTATAGAATTATTATCGTTAACAATGGGCTGGAAAAGTAACATAAGCAAATGGACATTCGATAACTTGAGACTCTATAATCTTGAAAAAGGAATTATTGATGGAATGTCTAGAAGACTAAATATTGCTAACTACAAAGAAGTCGTTGAAAACGGTTGCTTCTCAATGGCGATTACTTCATCCACACAACTGGAATACACTATAGATAGTTTGAAACACTTTAAATAATCGATAAAATAGAAGCACTTTTCTTGAATGGAAAGTGCTTGTCTTCATTGTCACAAAAGGGGAGCTATTTTACATCTACATTGATTCTTTCCCTTGCTAATGTACAGTATTCTTCTGAAATGTCAAATCCAATAAAATTTCTTCCTAACTTTAGCGCACCAACTGCAGTTGAACCACTTCCTAGAAAAGGATCAAGAACAATGCCATTTTCTGGACAAAAACATTGAATTATATCAAGAGGGATTTGATCTGGAAATACTGCAGGGTGTTTTCTTTTTAATGGATTTTTATCACCAGCCATCATATATTCCCAAACGGTTCCTCGACACTTTGTCGCATTTATTTCTCTTCGAACAGTCTGAGTAGTCTCCCCATTCGTCTTTCGATTTCCACTCCCTGACATTACTTTACCACCATGTTTAGACGGGATTTTTAGTGGTTCTTTATTAAAGTAAGCTGGTCTTTTTCCTTTAAGGAAAATATGAATGTACTCATGGTCCACTCTAAACCTGTATTTCCACCATGCACCTTCAGTGCCGTTTTTTCTATAAATGACAGTTTCGAATAACTTAAATCCAAAACTATCAACCCAATCAATTGCTAATCTGAAAGAAGTCAATGTTTTTCCAAAATCCTTTGTTTGGTCTTGTATGACTACAACACATATTCCACCATCTTTCAGTATCCTGAATATTTCTTCTCCAGTCTTATGCAAATCAAAATCGAAACCATTATATGTTCTTATTTCATCATAAGGTGGCGATGTAACAACAAGATCGATTGACTCAGAGTCAATCTTTTTCATACCCTCAACGCAATCTCCGCAATAAACGTTATTCAGTTCGTATCCAGATTCTTTAGTAAAAATATTTTTCATGTAATCACCTGGATTTGATTATAGCATAACTATCAAAATGTTGATGTTCTTAAACTTCTTTATCTGAGTTCTGATTTTGTATTAGCTATGAGGATGTTTATTTTGTTAAAATACGAGATATTTTTTTTGATAGATCCAGAATTAGATGTATAGATAAAAAATTATTTAGTAGTTGAATAGATGGTGTGGTACTGTCAAATATCTTGTGTAAACTGATTTAGCTTTCTTCGTGATATTGGGATTCGAATAAGATATTCAATTCATTTTCTGCTTTCGTGAATCCTTTATGGATCCGCTTCAAATATTTATGATTCCACTCGATGAATAAACTACAGACAAAGCGCTCGAGTGAGGCTTCATTGGGAAACTGTTCTTTCTTCCTGGTTTGACGTTTCAGTTGTTTATTGAGACATTCAATCAAGTTGGTGGTGTAGAGACTTCTTTGGATCGCTTGAGGGAAGTCATAGAAGCTAGTCAGACTAGGATTGTCTTCTAAGATTCTGACGGCTTTGGGATAGTGAGATCGGTATTTGTCTTTGAAGGTCTCGATTTGGGAGTAAGACAACTCTTTAGTTTCTGACTGATAGATTTCTTTGAGATCAGCTAAGACAACGCCCTTATCCTTGGCTCGTACTAAATGTCCAATTCTTCTTGAGATATGGACCCAACAGCTCTGGTGCGCGGCCAATGGATAAATCTCTAAACAGGCATCTCTTAACCCAACCAACCCATCAGACACAAACAGAAGCACTTCACTTAGTCCTCTCGTCTTGAGGTCAAGAAGCATTTCCTTATAGTTCTCAGACGATTCAGTAGGGTATAGACGATAATCCAGGACTTCTTTGAGTCCTTCCTCATTGATTCCCACGACGAGGTGTAACGCTTCTTTTGAGACCGTATCACGCCTTAAAGCCAGATAAGTCGCATCCAGGTAGACACAAACGAAACGTGAACTTATCGGCCGCTTATGAAAGACTTTAACCTGATCCGATAAGACTTGAGCGATATTCGAGATCGTTTGAGGTGTGTAATGTGTCCCATACATTTTCTCAATCAATTCTGCGATCTCAGAAGTTGTGATCCCTCTCTGATACATCCGAATGATCATAGACTCTAAATCATCGGTAGATCGCTTATACAAGGGTACAGTGTGCTGCTTAAACTCACCGTTTCTGTCTCTAGGAATATCTACCGTAATCTCTCCGAAACGGGTCTTCAGTTGTCTTGAATACGTCCCATTTCGTGAATTACCTGAGTTATACCCAATTGGGTCATACTTCTCATAGTCCAGAAATCCAGTCAACTCAAGTTTCAAGAGTTCGTTCACAGCGGACTCCAACTCAACCCGCATTACTTCATCGATACTTTCACCTTTGAAAAGTGCGCTCATTAATTCTGTGCTAAAATTAGACATGGGAAGTGCTCCTTGTATGTTGATTTGACACCAATATTTTACACGGAGTGCTTCCTCTATTCATAGAAATTTCGTCCTTTTCTATTTTGGACGTTTACACAAGATATTTTATACTACCAAAAATATTTAAGCAAATAAACTTCTGTGTAAAAGGAGTGTAGAATGGGTTTAGCTAAGTCATTTGCGATGTCTTTACACTTTGTTTGAGAAATAGGAGTGCTTTATGATTTTAATTGCTCCAAATGGCAAAAGTTTAATTTATGCATTTGCACAATAAATGCTGATTGTGGTAAAGAACTGAATCATGATAAGATAATAATATGAGTAAAAACGAAAATAACTTGGAAGAAAGCTTGGAGTTTATACCGGTCCCTAACATGGCGGATAAAAGCGATCATATAATCGTTTTTGATACCAATTATGTTCTTAGCAATTATAGATCTTTAACAGACACCATTAGTAAGATACGCAAGTATGGGTATAAAACTTATATACCGGAAATTTGTGTTGATGAAATAAAATATCAAAGGAAAAAAGAAGTAATCGATAAATACATAGAAATTAGGAAATTGCTTGATGATGGTATTGTGCATAAGTATCTTTCAATAAAAGACTATAGTAATATTGATAAAGCGAAAAAAAACTGCGACGAAAATGTTGATGGTTTTATAGAAAATACGTTTTCAAAGAATAGAATTAGAATTACCAACTACGAAAAATATCTGAAGGATACAATAGCACGTGCTGGGTTTAAAACAGCACCCTTCAACAATGAACAGGGAAGTAGTGACAAAGGTTTTAAAGATACTCTAATTTGGCTGTCAATTATGGATTTTGCGAAATCTTCAAAGTTAGAATATCAATTTACACTGATCTCAAACGATAATGTATTCATAAAATACAAGAGTTTGTTGATTGATGAATTTTTTAAATTTACAGAGAGAAATATAACAATTTGTCCTGCCAAAAATGAGAATGATATACTTTTAAGTCTTGGATTAATTGAGAATAAAGTGGTAACTACTAATATATTTGAGAATGAATCAAGAGATTTAAGTAACAAATTTATCCAGAAAATTAACGAAGATATAAATGTAATGGTTCAGACTTATATTGAGAGTCCATTTACTAATCTGCCTGGTAACTGGTATAAAAATTTTGAGATTGATGAAATGCTTGATAGTGAGAAAACGACAGATTTCTTAAAAGTATTAGAAAAAGAAATTAGTGGGAAATATGCTTTTCATATAGAGGTTGGATTATCAAACGTGTTTAGGTTAATTGGAATTAATTGTGTTGATAAATATAAGGTAAAAAAGGAGATCCTGGATCGGGTAATAGTAGGATACAATTCTGTTGCTATCCAAATGGCAACCTATGCTCCAGATGATGTTGGATTGGTAATGTCAAGACTTCATGAGATCTATTCGCAAACTATGCAGAATTCAAACGTCTTGAGT